CCCCCTTACTTATTATTAAGTAAACAAAACTTTCCCAATTGCTAAGAATATATAAGCACCTCTACAAGGGATCAGAGTGTTTTAGACATGACGGTCCTTTCGAGGATTAGAGGTGATGCGGTTTTAATATCAGCGCGCAGCTTAGTAGAGAAGACTCGAATAGTACAATGTGCTACAGTGGTCTCTTCAAAGTATGCGGAGCTTGGATGGGTTTCCCGCACGGCGCTGTTCTTTGCGGCTCAAGAGATTTTGAAACAGCTGCTTGGAATGGTATTGGCTAAGAACAGGAAAATCAACGGTTTTAAGAGCATTTTGCTCACAATGATATTCCTCACAAAGAAGGCCATTGTGCCGATTGTATGGATGGCAGAAACAGCTTTGTCACCTTTTTCAGAGGCTTTGTCTTGGTTTCTTAAACCCAAGATGGTGTTGGGCCCTGATACGGAAGGCAAGCTGGAAGGAGAACCAGGAACGATTGTACGACACAAGGGACAATGGTGGCTTATCGAAGGAGAAGGCTACTACACACGTGTTGAGCTTTCAGGGGGAAAGTTCAATCGTTTTCCTGGAATGGAAAGCGGGTGTATCAACGATCAAGAAGTGACAGCAAGACATGAGACTGTTACACATTTTCTTGATGAGGGAAGCCCAGGAGAATGCGCCTTGGCAGGTGTTTCTTCAGACGGGTTGCCTTCTGATATGGCAAAAGGTTCTTGCCTCGTTTTTGCGAGAAATGGCAGAGGAGAACTGGTACATTACAGTTCTTGTACTGTCATTGAAGATTGCCTATGCATTTGTAGGCACAACTTGGAAACTTTGGAAGAAAAGAAGATCTACCTCCAGAGCAAGTATGCTCAGAATGGGAAACGTAAGATGGTGGAGATTCCATTCTTACGTTTGAAGTTCCTTGATTCAAAGATCAAAGAGTACACAGATTCAGAGTGGTCAGATGAAGAGTTGAGTTGCTCAGCTTTTGACTTTGTTGCAGCACAACTGCTTCCTGATGAGCTCTCCACGTTGGGGATTAGCTCTTGGAAAATTGAAAAGAACATACAGCGGTCTTACGCGGGGAAATCGTGTAGATTGACTTATGCTGTAGATGATTTCAATGTACTCAAATACAACGGAAATGTTCCCCAAAAGGATGCTTTTGCACACGAGCTGGGAATTGGACTTGCAAGAGTTCATTCAGTTAAGGGTGCCAGTTCTTCACCACTTGTATTAGTGGATGAGACTGAAAGGCTAGGAGGCATGTGGTTGGGGAAACCAACTCGTTCCTTGGAGCATCATCAAGGCAAATACAATGCCTTTATGACTGTTGACTGCATGATTGGCAACTTGAGAACTCTAGGGCTCTTCAATTGTCCATTAGCAGAAAAGATCCAGAATCTTTGTGACAGCTATGGAAGACAGCTTTTGGAAGTGAAGTTTCCTGGAGAAACATCAGACAGCTCTCAGTCAGATGATGGCAGAGCTCCTGATGAATACTATGGTGCTACAAAGAGAGAAAAGCGAAATGCAAGGAATGCCGAGAAGTCTGCAGGAAGTCTTGAAGAACATAGGCAGATGGAGCGTGAGGAGCAGGACAGAATTGTCCAGAATCTTCATGGCGAGGCAAAAGTGGTTGAAAAAGAGCTTGAAGAGCTGAAAGACTTGGTCAAAACATTGATGACTAAAGTAGAACCAGTTCCTCCAGGTTTGGAGAAGATAGAGGAACAACCATCCCCAGCCATAGCTCTTCCGGACAAAGAGGTAGAGGAGCATGTTGATAGAAAACCCGAGAACCCTGTGGTTAGAGGTAAAGAATGCGGCCATGCCAAAAGCGCCACCGTTTCTACAGGACAACTAGGCCCTGTCATGTCTGAGAATGACAAAACAGCAGCCATGGCAAGATTGGCTATGGACATTGCCTCTCAGAATGAGGCAACTTACATACAAGCAAAGTGCCTGCTGTGGAAGAATGCTATTCTGCAAGGAGAAGCAGAGCAAGCTCTGGCAGACATTGAGGAATGGGTCAAAAGTACTGTTGACGATGGTGTTAAAGGCAGCGGAGTTAGGGCATGTAAGCAAAGGATACATCTCCTTTTGAATGCTCCTTGCAACGCTCTGATGAAGGAATACCTCAAAAGCACAGTTCCTGAATGGGGAGACAATGTCGTAGATGGCGATGTTGTCGAAGGAAACAACACAATCGTGGACATGGAGGGATCTCCGTATTTTGAGATGGTTGGCATTACCAAGCCCGGCTTCACGAAAAGGCCCAGAGTTAGAGGCCCAGATACAGAATTGCAAGCTGATTTCAGGAGGCTCGCAGAGATGTACCATGCTGATGGAAGCCATGGGTGTACAAAAGGCCAATATCAGATCCCCCAGAATTCTAAAGCCAATATTGAGGCTTCCATGAGGGCTCAGGCAGCTATGACATATTCTCAGCGCCCAGCTATCTTTGAGAGGGATACTTTCATAGAAGAACCATGGTGCGCGACAGAAAAGAAAATGAGATGGGATAATGCTGTCGTTACTGCCACAGCGAAGTACAAGAAAGCTATGGAGGAACAAGGACACACAACTATCCTTACCCATTTGGAGGAAGGACAGTTGGGGTTTTATAAAGTGTTCCTTGGATTGCAACAATCATCCTCTGGAGCTACTTCCAGGTTTCTATCTGATACCAAGAAGAACTGGGTCAAAGAGCATCCGGAGGAGGCAACTGATTTGGCAATCACCAGGATCATCCTTATCGCGGCATGCGGTAATGATATCCAGTATCTTTCGAATGTTCAAATGGTCGAGTTTGGACTAAAGGACGTACAGGATGTGTTCCTTAAAAATGAATTGCACTCTCCGAACAAGATGTTGCAGAGGAGGTACAGACTCATCTGGATCTCGTCCCTTATTGACATCATTGTTCAGTCTTTGCTGCACAAAGCCGATAATGCTTACTTTACAGAGGCTTATCAGAAAGGCTACATGGACAGTGCAGCTACAGGCATCGGACATGATGATAGGGGCATTGAAAGGATGGTCCAGGCATTCCATGCTGAAAATTTGGAGAATCACAATGTTTCATGTGATGCTACAGCATTTGATTTATCGATAGACTATGAGTTTATCAGAGCTGATGCTGAGAGGCGTGCAGATGTCGTCCAAGGAGATGCTGTTGGCAACCTTATTGTCAACTTCTCTTTTGTGCTGGCCAGGCATGTTTTAAACAACAATGGAGATGTGTGGGCTGTTGAAAAGTTCGGCGTTACTACGTCTGGAATGATTTCGACGACTGCTCAGAACACATTTTCGAGGAGCTGCCAGGCTGCATACGCCGGATGTCAAAATTGGGTCTGCTCAGGCGATGACCTTGTAGCGGACTTTCGTTTTGATTCCGACGTCCTTCTGAATGATCTTCAGATTGCTACCAGAGATGAGAAAGACAATTTTGGGACTACAGAATTCACCTCCCACAAGATTGATTTTGGGAAGAGGACTGCCGCACACTTGAACACTGAAAAGCTTCTTTGGACGCTGCACCACAAGGTTGCAGATGTATGTAACAACCCAAATAGGCTGGGGGCTGTTCTTCATGTTCTTAGGAACACCCCAGGTGTCAAGGAGGATGTCCAAGAGATTGTGGATAGGCATGGTGTAAAAGTGG